CAAGCAGGTGGTGGAACACAGCAAGGTGTTGTAAAGACATCATCATCTGGAACCACTGTTACATTGATTGGTGTAACTGGAACATTTAACACTTCTGCTGATCTTATATTGAACGGTGCTGGTACTGGAAAAACACCTTCTGCTGTCTCGACTACATACACTAGCAAACCCATGTGGACAACGACGATCGACGGGGGAACTTTCTAGCCTAAACAATGACAAACTCAAATAATGATGTTGATGTAAACACTTTGATTAAAATCTATAATCAAAAAATTTCTACATTAACTAACCAAAATATTCTTTTGGAAGCGAAATTGACAACTGTAATGACAGACTTTAATGATGAAAAAACTCAATTAGCAGCAGAAGCACTTGAGTGGCAAACTAAGTATGAAAACCTAGCATCTGAGGTAGAAGCAGAATAATGGCACAACCATCATCAAGACAAGGATTAATTGACTACGGACTTAGGCAACTAGGTGCTCCCGTATTGGAAATTAATATTGATGATGATCAAATTGATGATCTGTTAGATGATTCTATACAACTTTTTAATGAGAGACATTTTGATGGTGTTGAGGAAATGTTCCTTAAACACGAATTTACTCAAGATGAAATTGATAGAGGTAAAGCCACATCTGAAACAGATGCTACTACAACTGCAGGTATTGTAACAACAACAGGTACTTCTACCACAATAAGTGGATATGGTACTACTACATCAAGTTTTGTCGAGAACTCAAACTTTATTCAGATTCCAGATTCTGTAATTGGAATTGAAAAAATATTTAAGTTTGATAGTAGTTCAATATCTGGTGGTATGTTCAGTATTAAATATCAGTTATTTTTGAATGACTTGTATTATTTCAACTCAGTTGAACTTATGCAGTATTCAATGACAAAATCATATCTTGAAGATATTGATTTTTTACTTACACCAGAAAAACAAATAAGATTTAATAAAAAACAAAATCGTTTATATCTTGACATGGATTATAACTCCATAAATGCTGGTGATTTTATAGTTATTGACTGCCAAAGAATTTTAGATCCAAATACTTTTACAAAGGTTTACAATGATCCATTTTTAAAGATGTATTTTACTGCATTACTAAAAAGACAGTGGGGGCAGAATTTGATTAAGTTTAGAGGAGTTAAACTTCCGGGTGGATTGGAGTTAAACGGAAGAGAAATATATGACGATGGCCAAAGAGAATTAGATGCAATCAAACAGAAGATGCAACTCGAATACGAGTTACCTCCTCTTGACTTTATCGGGTAGAATGTATGGCACTCAATCCCTTTTTTCTACAAGGATCTCCCGGTGAACAGAGATTAATACAAAATCTCATAAATGAGCAACTGCAAATTTATGGGGTGGAGATTACTTATATTCCGAGAAAATTTGTAAACAAAACATCAATTATAGAAGAGGTACAATCATCTAAATTTGATGATAATTTTTTATTGGAAGCATATGTGAATACATATGAGGGATATTCAGGTGCTGGTGATATTATGACGAAGTTTGGTGTAAGTTTAAAGGATGAGGTTACACTTACAATATCGCAAGAAAGATTTACAGATTTTATTGCTCCATTTTTAGATCCATCTGATTATGAATTGGGATCAAGACCAAGAGAGGGTGATTTAATATTCTTCCCATTAGGATCAAGATTATTTGAAGTTAAGTTTGTAGAACATGAACAACCTTTCTATCAGTTAGGTAAGAACTATGTTTATCAACTTCAATGTGAACTCTTTGAATATGAGGATGAGGTTATTGATACTGGTTTAGATATAATTGATTCTGAGGTTGAAGATCAAGGATTTATTACAACACTCAATCTTGTTGGGTCAGGTGCAACAGCGACTGCATCTGCAACTCTTGCACCTGCTCAATCAGGATATCTAAATTCACTCACAATACTTAATGATGGATCTGGTTATACATCATTACCAACAGTATTCATTTCAACTTCAAGATCTGCAACAGGTGTAAACGCATCTGCTGTTGCAATCACAACTGAAAGGAATGGTGTCTTCTCAATTAAAGAACTTGTACTAACAAACGCAGGTGCTGGATATACCGTTGCACCTGATATTAGTATTATTGGTGGTGGTGGAAGTGGAGCAATCGCAACTTGTGGATTGACAACATCTGGAAGAGGTGTGATATCATATACGATTACTGCAGAAGGATCAGGATATACTACACAACCAACTGTCACCATTGCAGGGCCTAGCGGTGCTGGAACGACTGCAACTGCATCAGTGGTGGTTGATGTCGGAAATGCGAAAGTATCGTCTATAAGACCCGTTAACCCCGGAGTTGGATATACAGTTGCACCAACAGTTACAATTGGAGATCCAAATATTATTACTGGTCGTGGTAATTACTTACTTAATGATCTTATTGTTGGTCAGACATCACATACAGAAGCAAGAGTCAAATCATGGGATGCAGATACTAAGGTTCTTAAGATTTCTAATGTTGGAATTGGATCAACAGTGAATGGATTTATTCCGGGTGAAGAAGTTAGAATTCAAATTGGCATCGATGCCGGAACAGGACATAGATCATATAAAACAATTTTTGTCCCTTCTAGTGATAAAACAGCAGTAATTGGTATATCTACCACAGTATTGACAGGTGTTAACACCACCGGTTTAACAGTTGGTGCTGCAGTATCAGCGATTGATAATGTCATTGGACTTGGGGTTACAATAATAGGAATTGGAAATAGTCAAATAACCATTGCCGATCCATCTATAAACACTGGTGTAACAACTACATCAATATCCATAGGTACAACATCATTTGTTGCATACAATGTTCGCCAATATCAACAGGAAGATATATACGATGCATACAGTGATAATGATGAATTTGAACTTGAGGCAGATAACATCATTGATTTTGCAGAAACTAACCCATTTGGTACATATTAATGTTAGGCACTTATTTTTATCACGAAATACTTAGAAAGACGGTTATATCGTTCGGAACATTGTTCAATGATATTCATATTCGCCATAAGGATCAATCAGGAAAATCAATTAGTAATATGAAAGTTGCATTGGCATATGGCCCGATGCAAAAGTTTTTAGCAAGAATTGAACAGCAAGCAGATTTAAATCGTGCAACTGCACTTACACTTCCAAGAATGTCATTTGAGATGACAACAATTTCATATGATGCAACAAGAAAAGCAAGTATAACTCAAACATTCAAGGCATCTGATGGAAGTAACTTGAGAAAAGTATTCATGCCTGTTCCATATAATATTGGATTTGAATTAAATATCTTAGTTAAACTAAACGATGATGCTCTACAAATTGTTGAGCAGATATTACCATTCTTTCAACCATCATTCAATTTAACTGTAGACTTAGTAAGTGTTATTGGAGAGAAAAGAGATATTAGTGTTGTATTAGATAATATATCATTTCAAGATGATTATGAAGGAGATTTTGCAACAAGAAGAGCACTAATATACACACTTAATTTTACTGCAAAGACTTATCTGTTTGGCCCTGTTGCTGATACTCCAGAAGGACTTATTAAGAAAGTTCAATTGGATTATCATACAAATGTTGATCGTGAGAATGCAAGAAGAGAACTTCGTTATGTTGCAACTCCAAAAGCAATGAAAGATTATGATGCTGATAATACAGCACAACTTACATTTAATATCAACTCATCTCAGATAAGAATTAATGTTAATGATTCATCCAATTTCTCTGTTGGTGATCGTATTGTAATTGATAGTGAAATTATGAAAGTTGATGAAAAACCTGATGCAACTACTTTAGCGGTGAAGAGAGGATTTAATAGTACAATCAAGGCAGATCATCTTGAAAATACAAAAGTTAATAAATTAACTACAGCAGATGATAATCTTATTGATGTTGATGATAGTTTTGGATTTAACGAAACTTCTAGCATCTATACAGATTCCTTACAATTTAATCCTGCTACAAGGACAGACTCATGATGAACACTAATTTTGGTGAGATTGAAAAATCTTTAAATGTAGAAACATCAATTGTCAAACCAGATATAAAACAAGAATTACCAAATGTTGTTTTAAAAAAGAATGATGTTGAAAAGGATTACAAATATACAAGAGGACAATTATACTCTCTAATTGAAAAGGGACAGGAGGCAATCAATGGTATTATGGAACTTGCTGGTGAAAGTGCAAGTCCAAGAGCCTATGAAGTTGCTGGACAATTAATTAAATCAGTTGCAGACAGTACAGATAAGTTGATGGATCTACAAAAAAAGATGAAAGATATAGATGAGGAAGGTACTAAAACACAAAATAATGTCACGAATAATGCCTTATTTGTAGGATCAACAAGTGAATTATCAAAGTTGCTAAAAAAAGGTATTCTAAATAATAATGACTCAGAAACTACTGAATAATGAAATCCTGTAAAAAAGGATATTACTATTGCAACACTGATCAGAAGTGTAAACCTATTCCCGAAGGATCTATTGTTCG